AGATTACAAGGTGACTGGAGTTCAGACGTGTGCTCTTCCGATCTGCCAATGGCCTTTGCCCCAGCCAGGTCGAACTGGATCAGGCGCGAGGCCACCGCCATGTATGCGCCGATCGTGTCGCCGATCGTCTTGAAGACGTAGGTGACATCGCTGCCCACCACGATCAGCGTCTCCAAGGAGGCCTTCAAACCTCCAAGCGCGAGCCCGAGGAAGTCGATCCCGCCCGAGGTTTGCTGGCTGTAGTGCAACACCTCCTGCAGCATCTGGACCATGCCGGCCAGGGCTGGAATGGCATCAGCCGCCGTGGACATCACCAGCGTGTCGATCTCGCTGCGCAGTCGCGCAGTCTGCTTGGTGTAATCGTCGGCCGCCTTGATCTGCTGCTGCGTCAGGCTGATCTGGCGCTCCGCACCTCCGGCGAGGTCGTTGAGCATCGGGATGAGGTCGGCACCCGATTTCCCAAACAGCTGCACCGCCACTGCGGTTTTGCCTGCACCGTCTTCGGCACCGGCAAGAGCCTGGGCGACAGCGTCGATCTGCTCGACGGCGCCCAGCTTCTTGAAGTCGTCGAGTTCGAGCCCGATGGCGGCGAGCGCAGCGCCAGCACCCTTGGCCTCGTCATCAGTCTTCGCGAGGGACGAGGTGAGCTTCACGCTGGCCGCAGCCACCGTGTCGAGGGATACCCCGCTCAGGTCGCTCGCCAGTTTGAGACTGGCCACCTCTTCGGCCGTGGCCCCGATCTTGTCAGCGAGGTCCTGGAACCCGGCGATGTTTTCCGCCTGGGCATTGACGACCGCGAATGCACCGGCGGCGGCAACGCCCAGGCCGGCCAGGCTTCCACGGACAAAGGAGATGCCCTTGTCAATGTTGCGCGCCCATTGCTGCGCCTGGTACTCGCTCTTGGAGAGGCCGCGCGTGAACTCGGCCGCGTCAAGGCCCAGCGACACGACCAGGCTGCCCAGGTTATTCGCCACGCTGTTCTTCTCCGAGTGTCAGGTTGATGGGATTGAAGCCAAAGATGGCCTGCTGCTCTTCGGGCGTGGAAGGCGGTTCGTCGTCGACCGTCGCGTCGTCGTCGGGCGGATCAAAGAGGTAGTCGTGCAGCGTGGTGTCTTTCACACCGCCCATGCGCCGATCGATCAGCAGACAGACCTGTGCCAGCAGGAGCTCGATGCGACGCTGTGGCAGATACCGGGTGAGTCCATCGCGCCAAAGGTCGCGCAGTTCCTTCTCGGTGAGCGTGGCCGCCAGCTCTTGTGGCGGTCGCCCGAAGGCGAAGGCCAGGTCGTGCAGGAACTCCTGCCGACCTGTCAGCCTTTTTTTTCTTCGCCCTCTGCACCGGGCTGGGACAGGCCGCGAGCAGACGACCACGGCAGGGTCGCCAGCATCTCAACATCGCCCGGACTGCTGGGGTCGAACACGCGGGTACCGTCGGGGCCGCAGATGGTTTGCGCCAGGCCGACGCCCACTGCGATCTTCTTGGCCGACAGCGTCAGCACCTTGGCATGCTCAGCGACTATCTCGCCCGCCTCGTGAACGTCGGAGACCGTGACGTCGCGCCGAAACGCGTCACCCACACCGGGCAGCGTGACAGGCTTGGGAGGAGTCTTGGTGGCTGCCAGGACTGCGGCACGGAAGGCCGCTGCATCGAAGGGTGCGCTCTTGCTCATGCTGCCGCCAGGTCAATGCGATCGGTGATGCGGCGCAGGGTGCAGCCACCCGTCCAGTTGCCGCCCGACTGGGAGCCGCGCGCCACTTGGGTGACGACGCCAATGTCGTACATCGAGCCGCCGCCCCCCGCGATGGTGGTCTTGATCACCGTGGTGGCGACCGCCTTGCGGGAGGCCTGCAGGGCGTTCTGGAAGGCATTGGGCGCGTGGTTGTACGACAAAGACACGGAGCCAGGATCTGTGGCGCCGAAGTCGATCTCTTTGCCGCAGTTGGTTTCGGTCTCGGATTCTGTGGTGGTGCCCGTGTCGCCCTGGTAGCCGGTCACCTCACACGAACCACTGAACTCCGCCAGGGCGTGCGATCCGCCCGAAACGTAGGCGTCGTAGTTCGTGCTGTCGACATCGAGCAGGGTGAAGGTGTCGGCCGTGACGGCGCCCACCACGCACACCACGTCGTTGAGCTCGACCATGCCCAGAATGTCAGCGAGCTTGACCACATCGCCAGCTACGCGGCTATGGCCAGCGTCGGTGACAACTGCGGGATTCGCTTTGGTAATGGCCGTGATGCCAGTGACCTTCACGGCCCACCCGGAGATGGCCTGGAACGTGGAGCCCAGGAACTTGTAGCGCTTGCCTTTTGACATGGCGTGTACTCCTCAGAAAAAAGAAACCCGCCGAAGCGGGCGGGTTGATGGAAAAAATTGGGCGTCAGTCCGGACTACTTCCGCAGATGGTGAAGATGATCATGAAGCGGAAGGTTTTGGTTTCATGGTCCCACTCACCTCGCGGTCCACCATCGATCTCAGCCGGCGTGCTGAAGTCGTTCATGCGCTCCCGCACCGCGTTGCACAAAGCGCCGGCTTCCTCATAGGTCTTTGCCACGCAGTCGAACTGAACTTGAATGTCGTCGGTCTCTTCCGTGCCGCTGCCGCAGGCATCGTTGTCGATCGCCGCGCCGATCTGCGTGAAACGAATGCCGGGCCACACGGGCACATCACGCTGTGGGAATGTGACGGCGTGGATGTTGCCGTCCACCAAAGGGCCGAGCGTGCTCACGATCGCAGCGTCATAGATCATTTGGGCGTCACTTTCTTGATGCGTTCGCTGAGCCGCTTCACCATGGCGTCGGTGGCGCTCTGCACGTTCTCCTCGATGGCCGGACGCAAGAATGGCCGAGGCGGCATCTTCACTGTGCCGAACTCGAAGAAGCGGCCGTAATACAACGCCCCCCAAGACTCGTAGCCATCCTTGCGGCCCAGCAGCCTTTTGGCGCGGACAGACTTGCCGTTGACCATCTGCGGCGCGATCGGCCCTTGTAGCTCGACCTTGGCGTCCCGCGAGTTCTTCACATACTTCTTCATCTCCTTCGTGGAGATCGTGACCACATACTCTTCGGTGAGCGTTGTGCCCTTGACGCGCTTCATCACGATGCCGGCGCGCAGCGCGCCAGTGTTCTTGGGCGCCTTGCTCCGCGCCGCTTCGCGCACCACCTTTGCGCCAGCTGCGACGGCCTGTCTGGCGACCCGCTTCTGCATATCTTCGGACAGGCCCTGCATGGCGGAACCAAGCTGCCGCAATCCCGATACATTGATGCTAGCCATGGTTGACTCCCGCCGTACCAAGCAGCACCAGCTCGGTCCGCCGCTCGCTCTCCACCACTGAGGAGATGTTGAAAATTCGTCCGTCGAACTCAAAGCGGTGCTGCTGGTCGATTCCGTGACCTTGCCAGTAGCGAATGGCGAAGCCAATGTCCACCTTGCCCACCAGCGCCTGGCCAGCGAATGCTTCGACGCCTGCTTCGGTGAGCTTGCGAGCCCACACCTTTGGCCTGACTGGCTGCCACGTGGTCGTCGTTCCACCGGTGGGCTGCTTCGTCTGGATGGCGCGTTCGATCAGGATCCGGTCCTTCATCTTGCCTGGATCGCGCATGGTCAGATCCCCATCATTCTGTAAGGGTCGAGCAGGTGGTCGACGAAGGCGTGCTTCACCATGGCGCGCTCCTCGCTCGCATTCCGGTTCTCGAACATGTCTCCGATGGCAAGCAACATCCATTGCTTCAAAGGGTGTGGCACGCTGGCGGCCGTAGCGCCGTATCCGGCCGTGTAGTTAACCTGGACCGCATTGATGCGTCGGGCGGTGGCCGGCCAGGCGCGGCCTTCGTTGATGACCACGAACCCCGGCTCGCTGACGGTGTCAACTTCGTAGTCCTGCGGATCGAGCGTCTGCAACACGCCGTTCGCATCCCGGAAGACGATGCTCTGAACTTCAATGATGGGCGGCTGCAGCAGCTTGATCGCAGCGGGGAAGGCGTCCAAAGTCAGGCGCCAGGGCGTCGTAATCAGAGTGCGCTCGGTGCGATCTTCGCAAGTCTCCCTGGCTACGGAGATGAGACTGGTGAGAGTTGCATCGATCTCGCCACCGTCGCTGACCTCCTTCACATGCCGCAGCGCATCCTGCAGAGTGAAGGGTTCGGCTGCGGGTGGGCCGGCGCGTCGCGGAAAGGCTGTCATCGTGATGGTCTCTGTGTCGTCATGGTCCTGGACGGTCGCCCGCCCGCCTGGGCGCGCACAGGGCGCACCGCTTCGTATCTACCAGGCCCTCCCTGCAGTGCCCTCGCGTACTCCCCCACCACCTGCAGCACGGCCGCCGCCGACGCGATCGCCGCGCCGTGTGCAGACATCTGCACAGTGGGCTGAAACTGCGCAGTGGCGCTGGCCTGCGCGAACGCGTTGGCGGACAGCGGCACCGTGAGCTGCAGCGAGCCGCCCGCGATCGCCTGGGCAAGGGCCTGGGCGGTCAACGGCACGGTCAGATGCAGCGACGCCGATGCGCTGGCCTGCGCTGCGCCGGAAGCCAGCAGGTCGACAGCGTTGCCGACCTGCAGCCCGGCGCTGGCCAGTGCCTGCGCGAATGCTGCGGCCGCC